ATGACGCCACGCAAACGCTCTCATATGGGCCAGATCAGCAGCCCAGCCGCCGCACAATCGCCAACCGTCTCAACGGCGCAAAGGGCGGTAGACCGCCAAAAAACCGCGTTACCGAACGCACAGACCCGGCGCAGCGCAATCTGCCGCCAATGGCTATCAAGGGAGGGAAATCAGTGACCGAAAGCAAAACCCACGCGCCTATAGCTAAAGCTAAAGCTGATAACGATAGTTATCTTAAAGCTAAGCTAGTTGAGCCATCTGCTTCTGAGATTGATGCGGTGTTTAATCGCATCGGCCCCAAGGCGTTTGATGCTGCCGGGTTTGATCCGGCCCGTGACCTGCAAAACTGGTCAGCAGCACGCCAGTGGGCTGCGGATGGTCTGCGCAAGGGTATGACGGCGGATGAGATTGAGCGCGTTGTGGTGGCTGAGGTCTCCCGCATTGCTGAGCGGCAGCGGAATAAGGGCAAACCTGCGCCGCACATGGGCTATTTTGGCAAGGCGATCTGTGCAGCCATTGCCGCTGGCGTGATCCCCGAAGAGCCCAAAACATTCGCTCAGCAGGTGGCAGAGCGCGACTGGGAAGAGGCGATGCGTGAATGGGTCCGTGCCGGTGGTGCTGGTCCGCAGCCTGTCCTGGCTGATTACGCCGCCAAGGCAGCAGCATGAAGCCGCGTCCGGAAACTGCTGCTGAGATCGTGGCAGATGCTGAAGCGCGTCTGTTTGAGGCCGGTATCACGCTGGCATCCCTGCCCGCTCGTGGTCTGATGCCGTCAACCCGTGTCTCTGCCTGGCGTGATACGCTGATGGATCTGGATGACCTGCTCTCCATCACGGGTGATGAAATCGTCCGGCCTCCCATTCCGTCCGCTGCCAAGATCAGCCGAATGGATGAAGCGCTGAACTGGGTAGCTGGCATCCCTGCTGAGAATCACCGCCGCGTCGTGCTGCTCTGGATGATGATTAATCCCATATCGCGCCGTCACCGCTACAGCTGGCGGCAGATTGGCGATCAGATGAGGGTAAGCCACCATACGGCAAAGGGCTGGTTTTCTGCGGGTCTCAGCGACATTACGAAAAAAAATTACGCCTGACTGCATTTTTTACTTCCCAAACTTCCCAAAATGCAGTGTTTTGAGCGTCATGATTAGGGGTCGTGCAGCCTACGGGGTGCGCGGCCTTTTTTATTGCCCGGAGAGCTGCAATGGCACCACGCCTCAAATGCATCGCTCCCAGCGTTGCAACAATCGACACCCGCATAGCTCGTCCACCACCGAAAAAGGCTGATCCCTTCTACCTGTCTCCGGCATGGCGTTCTCTTGTGCGCCAGATTACGGCAGTCCGTGGCTGCCGGTGTCAGGAGTGTGGCCGCGAAGGTGTCCGTCTCTTTGGTGACCACGTCCATGAAATCAAGGATGGCGGCGCGAAGCTGGACCCAGCCAACATCCGGCTGCTGTGCGGTTCCTGTCATACAAAGAAAACCGCCCGTGTCAGAGCGCAAAGGATGGCAGAAAGATACGGGAAAAATGGCTGATTTCCGCCGTTTTTCATAGATTTTCAGTCAAATCAGGTGGCCTGACCCTGTCAACGGGTGGGGGTAGGTGAAAGTCTGGCCGCCTTGGGCACCCTAACCGCGCCAGGCTCACGCGCAGATTTTTTCTGCTGTTTGAAAAATAATCAAATAATCAAAGGAGAGATACCATGGCACGTGGCGGTGCCCGCGACGGTGCTGGCCGACCCAAAAAAGAAGGGCCGCCTGAATATGCCGGCCCTCAAATTCAAGATACGTCTCGCCTTACGCCTCTCGAATTTTTCAAGGCCGTTTTCAGAGATTCTGAAGCGCCGTTTGATGTGCGTTATAAGGCGGCGCAGGAAGCTGCGCCGTTTGTTCATGCCAGACTGGCCCCTAAAGAGGCTGAGGGAGACGATCAGGGAAGTATGGCAGACGACTGGGATACCATGCTCTCACCAAAAGCTCAGGCGAAAGCTCAGGGGCGTAAAAACGGAATGCATTGATGGCATGGGATCTGAGTTGCCGGGACTGGCGCGAACGCATCAAGTCTGGCCGCTCCCTTATGCCGTCACTGCCGGAACTGAATGTCGAGCGCGGTGAGCTGGCAGTCAGGATTTTCGACCGCCTGCGTATCCCTGACGTAGTCGGCACTCCCCTACTCGCTGATGCTGCCGGGGAATGGTTCCGAGAAATCGTTTTTGCCCTTCATGGGTCTTTCGACCCGGAAACACGGCAACGGATGATCCGTGAGCTGTTCCTGCTCGTCCCCAAAAAAAACGCTAAAACCACGCTCGGCGCGGCGCTGATGCTCACATCAGTGCTTATCAATGACCGTCCTCGTGCTGAATTTCTGATCGTTGCACCAACAAAGGAAATTGCCCAGCTGGCCTTTGACCAGGCTACCGGGATGATTGATCTTGATAGAGGCCTAAAGCGGCGTTTTCATATTCAGGACCATAAGAAGACGATCACTTACTTGCCCACAAAGGCAACGCTCCAGATTAAGACGTTCTCTCCGGACGTTATGACGGGCGTGAAGCCTTCTGGCATTCTGGTCGATGAAGAGCACGTTATCGCCGAAAAATCAGACGCAAGCCGCGTCATGGGGCAGATACGCGGTGGTATGATCAGCCAGCCAGAGGCATTCCTGCTGATCATCACTACACAAAGCGAAAAGCCGCCACGGGGTGTCTTTAAGGCTGATCTTATGCAGGCCCGTGCCATTCGGGATGGCCTTGTGCAAGGGCACACGCTGCCAATCATCTATGAACTGCCTGAAGATCTTCAAAAGCCCTCAACCCTGCCGGGTGAGCCTGCTGCATGGGAAGATCCAGCCTGCTGGCACATGGTTCTGCCGAATGCGGGGCGGTCTATTAGTGTCGAGCGCCTCGTGCAGGACTATGCCAAGGCGAAAGCCGATAGCCTTGAGGAGTTAATCCGCTGGGCTTCTCAGCATCTCAATGTTGAGATCGGCCTTGCGCTCAGAAATGACCGCTGGGCTGGCGCGGACTATTGGCAACAACAGGCCGACCCAGACCTGACGGTAGATGAAATCATCACACGGTCAGACGTGATCGTGGCCGGTATTGATGGCGGCGGCCTGGATGACTTGCTCTCTTTGACGCTCCTTGGCCGGGACAGTGTCACATCTGAATGGCTCCAGTGGTCAAAAAGCTGGGTCATGGAAGGCGTTTTACAGCTGCGTAAGCGGGAAGCCTCACAGTTGGAGGATTTCAGCAAGCAGGGCGACCTGGTGATCGTATCTGAGCCGGGTATGGACGTGGAGCACCTGTCCGACACGCTGGGTGGCGTCAACAAATCCGGAAAGCTTGTCATGGTTGGGCTTGATCCGCAGGGTGTGGGTCTGATTGTCGATGCTCTGGCTGAGCGCGGCATTGATGGCCCCCGTGTCGTCGGTGTGGCGCAGGGCTGGACGCTGTCTGGCGCCATCAAAACGGCAGAAAGAAAACTGGCCGATGGAAGCCTGCTGCATTGCGGGCAACCAATCATGGCCTGGGCAGTCAGCAACGCCAAAGTGGAGGCGCGTGGCAACGCCATCATCATCACCAAACAGGCGGCTGGGTATCTCAAGATCGACCCGCTCATGTCCCTGCTCAACGCAGTAGTGCTCATGAGCAAAAACCCACAGGCAAAAACTACCATGAGTAGCTTTATGCGCAGAGGAATCCTATCGGCATGAAAATCAGGAACAGGGTCAAAGGCTGGCTGTATAAAGCAGTCGATGCCATGACCCTCACAGTCACGGGGGTGTCCCTGACAGACCTGCGGCTTGGCACGTTCCTGGCTGGCGGACCAACGGTCAGCGGCAAGCTGGTCACGGTCGATACTGCCATGCAGCTGGATACCGTCTGGGCCTGCGTCCGGCTGATCTCGGACACCATCGCATCCATGCCGCTCAAGCTCTACCAGCGGCAGAATGATGATACGTCGCTCCTGGCGCGTGACCATCCGCTCTACCGCATCCTGTATTCGTCTCCCAATGCGGACATGACGGCAGTGGAGTTCTGGTCTGCCGTAGTGGGTAGCCTGATGCTGTGGGGCAATGCGTTTGCCCAGGTGATCCGGCGCGGGGATGGCGCTGTCATTGCCCTCAACCCTCTGCGGCCTGATCGCATGTCAGTCCGGCGCGAC